TTTATCCTGATCACCTAAAAGGCTGGATGAATGAGCATCTTGTTTATACTTCTGAGCCAGTTTTTCAATTGACTCACTTAGTTCAACCAGAGTGCTTTGCTTTTTACCGCTGAGTGGTTCAATTGAGCGTGATACGTGGTCAGCCATTTCTTTTTCCATTGATCGAAGTAACTTTGACGTGCTAAATCCTCGACTTGATTAGCTCTGGTGAAATAAGCTTTTCCATTTCACGGCGTTGCGCTTCAATCCCTACTGTCCATTTTTTGCGCCCTCCGCATTAAACTTCTTCGCTTGGTCAAGTGCCTTCTCTAATTGAAGTAACTCGTTGTAATCAGTATTAGATAGCCCACTGCGGTTATATTTGCCTCGTAATTTTTCACAAAGAGTCTTAACTTCTGCAAAACCGCCGTAAGAATTTATTAACTCTTCAACTGCACAGTGTTGGCATTTACTCATGGCGATATCCTTTCTCATCTAGCTCTTTACGCGCCAACCACCACAAAACCACCGCACCGCTAATAGCTGCTGTAAAACATGAAATTAATAAGCCCCACGCTAAAATCTCGAATTTATTCATACATTCGCCCCATCAATTAGCTGAAGAATATTTCTAGGGATTGGCATACCCTCCCGACGGCACATCTCTGCGTATTCGTGTGGATTATCGAAAGGATCAGGGCCCAACTCTTTTATAAGCTCAGGCTCTTTTTCCTTAGCCTTAAGCTTTTGTACTGGTACAGGTTTACGACCATTGATTTTTAAACGTTCCATCAATGATTGGAGATGCTTTTGCGCTTCGTCATTGCTTACTGGGGTGTGTTCAGGTTCTTTATGCTCTAGTTGTAGCGGTGGAGTGTAAAACTCTTGCTGACGGCCTTTTAACTGAGCTTTAGCCACCATCACGTTGTAGGTTCCGAAGAAATTATCTTGAGCTGCTCGCATTTGACCGGCTTCGATCAAGTACATAACTTCGTCTAATGCATACTTTGTAATTTGTGTAATAACCACCGAACGATCAGCAGTAAACTTACATGCGCGAGACCAAGCTTCTTCTGGAGACATCCAACTTTCACCGATACACCAGGTGCGAAACTCGGCAAATGACGGCATAAAGCGTCCACCTGCTGTAAGTAAACGACCAAGTGCGTTGTTAAATTGGTTTTGTTGAACGCCAACCAGTGTTTTAAGTGCGATTTGCTCAACCACTGACAGAGGAATTGCACTTTCGCCTGTTGCTGGAAATTGCTTATTGAACTGAGCAGCGTAAACAGTGCGAAGAGAAGCGATTAATTGACGCACTTCGTTCAAGGTAATCTCATGCATGACCTACCTCCTCAATCATTGGAAGCTTTTTTGCTGGGGTTACATCCACGATTTGAGATTCGCTCTGTTCTTCAAAAAGATTGGCGAAGTAACCCGACTCTTGTGGTTTTTGACCAGCTGAATTGATTTGCTCTTGTTTCTTGCGGTTAGCAGCGACTTGTTTCTCGTTGTTTTGAACCCAAGAGAACCACTTAACCAACCAGATGCTTGGTGTATTCAACGAACTTGATTCGTTTGCAAAGTACCAGTCACCGAAATTTTGAATCATGGTTCTCAAGTCGATTTCAGGTACCGAAACAAATCTTTGTTGAGCAAGTGAAATGAAATCGTATTGAAACTCGCTGTATTCAGAAATGAATTCACGCATTGAATAGCGTTTGTGATCATCGATCTGATACTGAGCAAATTGAATTGGAGTTAATTGCGAATTTTCTCCACGCGTATTACTACTACTATCAATAATTGGTTCTTGGTTTATGGTTAATGGTTTATGGTTATTGGTTGGTTGCACATCCGTTTGTTCTTCGTTTAACGGATTTTCAACGACCGTTGAATTTTCGTTAGACGCTTGATCATCTTTTGATGAATCACTGTTGGACGAGCCTTTCTTTTTCGCTGCACGTTTTGCAGCAGACGCCTTACCAGCCTCACTCGCTTGTTTCTTTTTCCCGTGATATTCAGCAATTTCTCGTTCACAACGATTATTGCGATAAACACCTTCTTCAAGAATGAAAAACTCATCAAGTACATATTTGAGAGCTTCTTTTTGCTCTTCGGTAGTACATTGCAAACGACGTGCTAGACGATCAATGCTTGATGCATCAATCGCCTTTTCTGTGTCGTAATACATATCTAATAAGTCGCGGTAAATCGCACGCTCAATTAAACTGAGGTGGCGAGTCGCATTGTTGAAGTCACCAATATGGTGTTGGTAATAGTTCATGCGGCCCTCTCTTTTAATACTTTCTCAAAGCGTTCTTGCTGCAATTCGTAATATTGAGGATTCAATTCACACCCTAAATAATTACGGTTATGCATTAGTGCTACAGATGCTGTTGTTCCGGATCCCATGAATGGGTCAAATACAACATCATTGACTCGAGATCCTGCTAATACACATGGCTCGATTAAGTCCATTGGAAATGTTGCGAAATGAGCACCCTTGTATGGCTTTGTAGAAACTTGCCAAACACTGCGCTTATTACGAGTAAGTAAGTCATACTCGCTTTCTGATCTTTCTGATCTATGAGTTCCATATGCTTGATTTGGAATAACAGCAGCTCTCTTACTATTTTTGCGTTTAAAACTATCGCGCGAAGATCTCGAGTAAACGGCTTTCATTGGACCGTTATGTTTCATCACGGCACGAGTACTGCCATGTTGTTGATCAAGATTTTGGGAAAGTCTTTTGATTGAGCTTTCTGCAACCGGTTCTTTAATTGCTACGTGGTCAAAATAATATCTACGTGATTTACTGAATAAGAAAATATACTCATGTGCTTTGGTACAACGATCAGTAATACTTTCAGGCATTGGGTTCGGTTTATGCCAGATAATATCTTGGCGCAAATACCAACCATCAGCTTGTAGAGCAAAAGCTACTTTCCATGGAATACCAATTAGATCTTTCGGCTTTAAATTTGATTGGGCTGCATTTTGCTTAGGAAGAACTAGTCCTTTAGTTTTTGGATTCTTACCGTCGTTTAAACCTGTACGTGTCATGCCCCGACCAGAACCCGCATAACTGTCACCAAGGTTTAGCCAAAGTGTGCCATCTTCATGGAGCAGCTCTCGCACTAAACGAAAAACTTCAACCATGTTTTGAACGTATTCATCAACGGTATTTTCTAAGCCTAATTGACCATCAACACCGTAATCACGTAAACCAAAATATGGTGGTGAAGTTACGCATGTTTGAGCTTTTAGCCCTTCCTCAATCATTTGTTTCATCAATGCGCGACAATCACCAAATAAAATTTTATTCATGCTTCACCGCCTTCTTTAATCTGAATGTATGTGCTACCTAAGTATCGAATACGCCCAGCACGACCAAGGCTTTTGATAATTTCCTCAGCATGGTTATATGTAATGCGATGCTGACGCACTAAAACGTCCTTGAAGTCATCACGCTTAACAGCCGCATTTTTAGTGTCAGCTTTAATTCGCTCTAGGTTCTCTTCACACTTTTTGATTAATGCTTTAAGTGTGTGGAGAGCCGGCTCAAACCAGCTCTGGATTATTTGTTCTTGATTTGATAGATTATTCGTGTTCATTTGATCCACCTCAATTGAATGCCTAACCACTCCTGTTCGCGCAGGTAGTGGTTTTTTAATATCCAAGCTTTTCTTTTTGACCACTGATTTCGTCATGAAATAAGTCATCCACCGTTTCTATACGGTTCATCCAACTTTTAGACATGACTAAAAGTGCAGCAACACGTTCCTTATCAATACTCTGATAATCTTTAGGAACGACTTTTAAACCAAGCAAGCTCAATAGCTCGCAAAACATTTCAATTTCATTCAAACCATTGTTTTTCTTATCTGTTTTAAGCCGAGTAATGGTGCTTGGATCAACTTTTAATTGTTCAGCAATCTCTTTTTGATTGCTTATATCAAGACCATGCAATATGCGGGATACGCCATTTCTGGCGCTTGCAGATATATCAACTGATAATTTGCTCATGGTTAGGTCCTAAGCGGTTAATGATCCAAGGTTTTTGCTTTTTGTCGTCTGGGGACGAAGTTCAATCCAAATATCTTGATAGTTATCAGGGAAAAGCTCTTTTCGCGTTGTTAAACCAAGATCTTCAGCAATAACTGCTAGCCTGATTTTTCTATCAAGGGGGATAGCTTTCCATCCACTAACTGATGACGGAGCAATCCCCAGAAGTCTTGCTACCGCTGTGACACCACCTAGCTTGTCTATAAGTTGTGCGTCATTCATAACGTGCTCCTAATTTTTCTTTAATTATTAGGCATTCCTTATATTAAATCAATAGGAATACCTAATTTTATTTATGTTAGGATTTCCTAACATTGTGAGGATAGTTGTATGAATACTCTTGCTGAACGACTTAGGTATGCCATGGAAGTTTTGCCACCTAAAAAGATTAAAGGTGTTGAGCTTGCTCGTGCAGTAGGAGTTAAACCTCCTTCTGTGAGTGATTGGCTGTCTGGAAAATCCAAAACAATGGAAGGTGAAAATTTATTACGTGCCTCAAAATTTTTGAATGTTAATCCTTCATGGCTTGCATCTGGCACGGGAGAGATTCAATCAAGCACGAGAGATAAATTTAAACAACTGGATATCGAAGAGTTCAAAAAGAAATACAACATTAGTGATAGTGATGAAGCTCTTTTATTTTCAACAATTATCGAAAAACCGTTTATCCCATCATCTAAGCGTTGGGTTCCTGTTAAGGCTTACTCCAAGATGGGTATGGATGGGTATTTCACAGATATGGGATATGATGGGAACGCAGGTGATGGATATGTTCCAACTCATACAGCGGGTCCAAGAGCCTATGGCATTAAAGGCACTGGCGACTCAATGTTTCCAGCAATTCGTAATGGCTGGTATGTTGTATGCGACCCTGATGCAGATCTTGTGCCGAATGAGTTTGTTCAGGTGTGCTTGAAGGATGGAAGATGCACAATTAAAGAATTTGTCGGCATCAATGGTGGGGTTTTAAGTTTGCTTTCTGTGAATGGTGGTGAGCGATTTTTCTTTGAAATGGACGAGGTTGAAAGTATTACCGCTATTACAGATATCGTGCCGCCAAGTCAGCACAGACAAGAACATCCTTATTCGCATTAATCACAGGAAGACTTATGGACAACTCTAAACTACCAATCAACCAGATTATTGCTCGCATCAATGATGCTGCGAAACATGGTGAAGCTTTGGTGCTAACAGCCGAAGAAGTGAAGATTCTTTCTAAAGATATTGGCGACAAAGTCTTTATTCCAGTCCTTACAAATGAACAAGTAGTGCAGTTGGTAAAAGAAGGAAAGCTAGGGCAGAAAATTAATAACACCAAAGATTAATAAGCTGTGAACCCGACACAGTCTTTACAACAGATCGGGTGGGGAAAATAATGAGTAAGACAGTTGTAAAAGACAAAACCGTACACTACAAAAAAGTAGACTTTCTAAAAGGCGCGAACCTTGGAAACTTACTTAAAGCCCAACTATTAGATAAAGACTCTTTTTATCATAAAGCTATTAATAGGCAGCAATTTGTATCGGCTACTAAAGATGATTTTATCCTTATAAATCACGCAAGTTCACATCAAAGTATGTTCTTTGGAGAGCTAATCATAGTGGAGTCTGGTAAAGCTCAAGCTGTTTTAAAAATAGACAATGATAGTGCTACCGAATTCCCAATCAAAACTTACTTAACGGAAGATTTACCTGATGATGAGGATGAATCTGTTGAAGTAGTGCGCAAAGAATTTATTGATAGTGTTTTATATTTTGGAGTGATTGATAATCATGTTGCAATTATTCAATCCAGATCATTAACAGCAAGAACTCTTGAGTCTTATTTAGGTTGGCTTTTGGGTGAAGCAGCTAAAGCCTTACCAGCGAATAGTGCCTTAATCTTAAAAGATGCTCCGAACCCGGCAATTAAAGAAAAATTGGAATCAACGCCAGCCAAGACCATCTCAATCTCATCTGGAATTGGATCAACAGAATTGCAACCGATTCACAAAATAGAGTCGAACGTACCAGCTAAGATTGATTACAAAATCGAAGAAAATGTGGTTGATGTTTTAAAAACTGCATTTGGTGTCGATTTGGATGATTTAAAACTTGAAGATGGCCTTGATGACGCTAATTTAAAGCTTAAATTAACACTCACCTATAATCGAAAAACATCCAAAAGCGGGCAAAAAGTAATTGATACTGTTGCATCATCTATGAGACATAATGATGATTATGTTATAACTCTTGAAGATGGTACTAAGGTCACAGCGGATAACTTAAAGATGAGTGGAAAAATATCTGTTGAAACAATCAATAATAAAGTTTATAACGACGGCCTTAAAGTTCAATTGTACAATTGGATGACTACCAATATTAATTTTGGTGATTAATCATGGCTAAACGCTACTTGCCGTTTTACAACAACGCTAAATTTATTGCATTAGTGTTAGTAGCTCTATTTGTCATTTTTTCAGTTACTTTTAAATTTCTTGCCCTTGATGTAAATATCAACTTGGTTCAATTTTCCTTTGTTTTGTTATTACCGTTAAGTCAAATTTATCTAGCCTACAAAGGTATGCTCGATGCATTGAAGCTTGATGGTTTAAATCAATCAGAGCGGGATCGCCTCACGTCTACTGTGGATATAAGGAGCAAATCATCACTATATGTTGCCATTTTATTTATAGTGATTGTTTTTGGAATGTATGTTTTCAATGCATTGAATTTACTATCAAATCAGCATCTTTTAGCATTAGTCTTATCTGTAGGCTTAACCTCAATATTAAGTTTCTTTTTGGCATGGAGTGATTTAAAAGAAATATCTATGCTTGAGAAAACCCTTAAGGCTCGTAAAGAGGCGAGAGAGGCCAGAAGCAAAGTAATGAGCAATAAATAAAAATCAAACACTACCCTTCTCACCCAACCCACCCCGTGTGGGTTTTCTTTTGTCTATTAAAGCACAAAAATTAGGTATTTCTAATTTTATTAGGAATACCTATTGACTTAATAATTAGGTTTACCTAATATTTATCTCACAGACAACAAAAAAGCACACCGACCGCTAAATCTGATGTGCTTTTGCAAACTGCGAGATCAATTATGAACGTAAAAACCTTTTCAAACAAGCACAAGGTAACTGGAGTTACAGCAATTGCTGTACTTGTAGCCTTGGGTTCTTGTGAATACCGTACCGCTAATTCTAGCGTCCCTTCTAACTACTCATATGAAAGCAAACAAGTCGTTGCTTCTGAATATGAACTTTTAGGCATTAAGCAAACAGGTGAAAAAACTGGTGTAGCTGTTATCCGCATAGACGGCTTCAAACTAAACGTGAGCTTCGATTTTGACGGCGTAGCTGATAGCTATGGTGTAGCTGGATCTGATTTTACAGCGGCTGAAATTACTAACCTTGCTATTGAGTCAGTAACTGACTTAAGCGGCAAACCTTGGAATGATTTCACCAATCATGACGACCATAAAAACATAAATATTTTATTAGCGGGCTATATCGACCGTAATAAATGGTTGGAGGCAGCCTAATGAAAGATTATAACTGCCCTATTTGCAAGAAGATGATTCCTGTTGACCGTTCAAAAATCAAAGCTGGTGATGAGGTTTCATTTTGCAGAGTAACCCAATCTTCTAAATCTGCACGTTTTTCTTCAAAAGAAGGAATTGTCGATTGCCGTGAAGGTGATGTGGTTTTAGTTAAATATCGCAAAGAAATTATTCCTTTAAATATTAAGGACGTCTCACCTGTAGATGCTCCTAGCCCGCTTACGTATGCCTTTGTTGGTACATGCGAATGTAAGGAGGCTGAACATGTCTAATTTCAAAAAGCACCCTGACGGCTATAAGTCTTATTTGGGCCGTGATGATAAAGGTCTTTATTCCGTACGTATTAAGTGGGCTATCTATGCTGCAAACGCTAACGGCTCAGTACTTTACGAAATTAAAGATGGCGTTAAAAAGCCACTTAATGTTGAGCAATTTAAAGCTAAGGAACCAAAGATTTTCGCTTCTCTTATGCAAGTAATCGACTTCCAACGCAGAAAGCAGCTCGCTATAAAACTGCGTGAAACAAACATTCCTACTTATGACCGCAAAGCTTATAAAACTAAGCGCGGCTTCACTGGCTCAAGATAAGGATAATAAAATGGCTCTACCGATTATTACTGCTGACCAAACTTTATTGGTTCAAGCAATTATTGTGTACCTATACGCGGATCCGGGTTTAGGTAAATCATCGATGGGCTTTACTGCGGAAAAAGCAATTTCTTTTGACTTTGACCGTGGTGCTCACCGTACTGGTGAATTACGTCGTGGTGCGGTTGTACAGGTTCAACAATGGAGTGATGTTGCAAACCTTACTCCGCAGGACTTAGCACCATATAAAACCGTAGTCATTGATACCGTGGGTGCAATGCTTGAATGCATTAAAACCCACCTGTTACTTACGGCAAATAACCGTCAAAAAGATGGTTCTTTAAAGTTAAAGGCTCAAGGTTTAGCGAACCAAACGTTCAAGCAATACATCAATACTTTGATTAGTTTAGGTAAAGATGTTGTTTTCATTGCACACGCATCAGAAGATCAAAACGGTGATCAAATTATTTACCGACCGATCTAGGTGGTAAAAACCGTAACGAGCTTTACCGTATCGCAGATGTCATGGGTTATCTAACAACTGTTACTACTGGTGAAGGTAAAAATGCCCGCGTTATTAATTTCAAACCTTCGCCTACACATCATGCGAAAAACTCAGGTGCTTTAGGCGGTGAAACCGGTGAAGTATGGGTACCTGATCTTAAAGCACACCCTACTTTCTTGGCTGACCTGATTACTCAAGCTAAAGACCACATTAACACCTTAACGCCTGCACAACTTGCAGCAGCTAAAGCCCAAGAAGAGCTAGAAAACTGGAAACAAAGCTGTGAGGAAGCAGAGCATGCAGGTGACCTTAATCAATTAACTGAGTCGCTTGATAAAGAACACATGTATTACCAGAACATGCGCCAAGCAATGTTAATGAGAGCTAAAGCATTGAATTGCACGTTTGATAAACAACGTGGCACTTGGATTAGTCCA